CTACCCTTGGTTGCGTATACCGATCCCGGTTGCGTATCCTTCGCCTTCCCGACCACGAACCGCTTGTACCAAATCGAATTACTGCCTTCTCGAATGCTGTTAGTGCCTGACGCTGGCGTAGATCCAACTGCGCTGCGAAATGCATCGTATGATATACGATGGAGACCAATAGGACGATCAGCATTACCGACCGCTGCCCCCGCCACGCTTACTGAACGAATGGTGCCTTCATTGGTTGCTACTGCGGCAGAAAGTGGAGTTTTCACGCCGCAAGAAGCTGTTGATTATTCGAGAGCATTCTCGGATTTTCTTGAAAGATCATCTGGAAAGCCACTTCCTCGTCAAAAAGAAAATAAAGAATTACTCGATGAGCTTGAAGAACTTAATCGAGAAGATGACGAGCGGAGAAAAGCTGAACTTGATCTCCAACGCAATATTACAGAAACAGCTTTGGAAAAGAAAAAGAACCAAGGAACGAGATTAGCCGACCAAATCTATACCGATCGTGTTAGGCGAATGAACTTGGTGGAAACTGTTATACCACCAATACAACAACATGAACAAGACGCAATTGATCATGAACCTACACACTTTCAGTATGATACCATCCCAAAACTTGAACAAGTTGTCAAGGTTAAGGATGAAATTAGTGTTTTGGAGAAAACACTACAAAATCTCGCAGTCCAAAGAAAAGAACTGAAAAAGCAACCACCCAAGATAGAAAAGATGCCAACTTGGGAAGAACAAAAACAACTCCTGAAGCAAGGAGCAGGCATCGAAACTGATCCCGATGAATTTCGCGTATCCATCGAGACAGTGCGACCAACCTACGCGACGACCTCAAAAGTGACTGAATTAGTTGAATCTGACCCGGAATACTTTGCCAAACTTGAAGATAGCTTCACGCCCCAAGAATTACAACGGTGGCCGAAAGAAGTTCAAGAAGCCGCCAAAGCGATGGGAAAATTTAATTTTGAAATTATAGTTCACTCCGTGATGACTACATCAAGCATCACGCAGATGTGTGCCGACATGCCACCGAATCATTTCTTTATAAGAGCTGGAAATAAAGAAACAAAAGATTCTTATGGCAAAACCGTATATATTTTCTATGGCGAACTCGTCATGGGAAGTAAATCTCATCGCCCGCCGGTGTATTGTGTACTGGCGAAAGTTACAACGAAATACCATCCGTTGAAAGTCACTGCTAGGATGCAGATGTATGAGGCTTTACGGATGAAGGCTCGTGAATATCTTTTGAGTAATAACGTGTGTGATCAAAAAGGCAATTTGATTCCCGTTGCCCAATAAAGGACTGACTACCCTTCGACCGCTAGTGGTGTATGACATGTGCTCTGCCCTAGTGTACAAAATTGAAACTTTAGCAATTAAAATTAAAGTAGTGCAATAAAACTGGATCCCTAGTAATAAAACTCTCCGCGGCTGTATGATCTGCAGACCGCCAAAAAGTCTCGTTTGTTTACGCAAGCGATTCCGTTCACTTTAAAAT